CGGTAGTATTTGCATCGGACAAGCCGAGAAACAAATGCACATACCAGATATTATTCCTGTGTTCACCCGGATTAAATTGGATGTTGACGTTTTCCTGTACCCCGCGATACTCCAACATAAAGCCCCGGATTTGCGGTGTGCTAGAAATCGTGGTCTTGAATAAGGCGAGAAAATCGTTCCACTCATTCTGATAGCGGTAATAGGTGTAGCCTAAACCAATATTGCTTACGCCATTGACGGCGGCGTAAAGGTCAGTGCGTTGTTGAGTGACACTCATAATAGTTCGGCTATGATTTTGGGAAGGATGTCGTCATGGATACGGATGATTAGAGGTTGCGCGTCATTCCAACCATCGCGAAGCATGAATTTACCTTTTGTGCCCTTCTCTTTGATTTTGCGGGCAATGACATACGCCAGCCCTTTCGCGGCGTTTCCGGTAACGCCAAATTTTCGCGTTACCCAAAGTAAAAGGGACTCGGATTCTGACGGGGGCATACTTCCAGGTTTGCGCCCGGCTTCCACAGGCCATGCGTAAATAAGCGGGTTGAAGGTTTCGCCTAACAAACGGGCAGGGCTTCCCGTTACCTGACTACTCCACGCGTTACGGAGAGTTCCAGCGTTGACGGGTGTTCTTACGGTAATCGCTTGTTCTAGGACAGCCAAGCTTTTATACACGGCGGCGCGTTGTTCGGAAATAATGACATTGTTCAGGCCAGGGAACTTATCCGCAAAAGCCTGTATTTCCGACAAGTCTATTTTCAATTCAAGTGCCATTAGTATCCGTTTCCGTGAAACAGGTAGCTTCGATTTCCAGGCCATCCGGGGGACGTATCCAGACTGATAAACTCACCCGCCGGGTTGAAACGGCCCTCTTCCTGTCCAATGCCGAGATGTTTCTCGTAAAGCGCAATGAGTTCGCGCGCCCGTCTGCTGAACTCATTGGCGCGGGTGACGTGTTGTCCGACGCTATCGGCGTTGATGGAACTATCGGAAGTTCTCGAATACTTATCCGCGATAGCCTGACAACAATATCCGGCGGCCAGATTGCACACCGCGAAAAAATCATTGACAGGCAGGGTCGTTTGTAAAAGCGCGGCGGTGGCAGTATCGGCGGTGGGTTGCACCGTGATAATGTGCGTGGCCGTCCGTTGGTCAGGGCTTTCAATCCAGGTGGTATCAAGATAAACGTAATCGCCCACGACGAACCCATGCGCTACCTGACTGACGGCGGTGGTCACGGATGAAGCAACCCACAGGTAAGGCAGGGTGTACTTTACCCGTGCGATTTCAGTACTCGCCGGGGCATGGTTGGGAAAGTAAAGGTAACGGGTGTTCCCGCTTGTGCGGTAATCATCGATGAAATCTTCCCGGTCAAGGTATTGGGGCTGGTGGTCAGCCGTCACCGCTTCAGCCGGGTATTCGATTTGAGTGACGCGGGAGAAGAAATCAACGAACTTTGTCAGGCTGGTAATCGGGTAATACTTCCCCGCGTCCCCGGTTAGGTCTTCGGTGTACTCATCGGGCTTGTCATTGGAATAGCGTTCTACCGCCTGTTTGATTTGGCGGTAACGGACTAACTGCGAGGCATCGGCCAGCGTCGCCCCGTCTGAGGCGAGTAACCCGTCAACTTGTGCGAGAAAAACTGAAAGGGGGAAGGCCATAACATTACAAACTCAATCAAGCAAAAGGTAACAAACTTTCTCACCGTTGACGGATGAATCGAACCATAAATCTTGCAGGTTGTTCACCCGGCGAATGACGGTATCACCCGTCGCGGACATGGGAAATCCGGTAGTGGCAGACACCGCGCCCGCGCCATCGTTACCGAGGTACACAAAGCCCGTGTTAGAAGGATGCGCCTTGAAAAGCACATCCCCATTGATTTGTAGGTTCGGCCCCTGGACTTCCGTCCCGGCGGTAGTGACGGTGATTTGTCCTGACACTTGTCCAGCCATTAGCGTTTCCTTTTCTGTTTTGGTTTCTCAACCACAACGGGAGAGACAACCAATTCGAGCGGCGTTTCTACGGTAGGTTCGACTACCAGCGGCGCGACGGGGGTAAGTTCGGCAAGGGATAGCGAGAATTTTTTGGTTCCCGCTATCCCGTAATTGACGAGACACACCACCTCTGCGTTCTCAACCCGTGCCCCTTCGATTTGGGCAGGGTCAACTTTTAGGTACTCAGCAACGGCGGCGCGATAGTCCATGTTAGCCAGAGACTTCCCCGATCAACGCCCAAATGGAGACACAGATGTCGGTATCAGCGGCGGCGGCGTTGGCATCCAGGGTACAAACCGAACCAGCGGCGATTTTCACGGGGGCATTGGTTCCCCCGACGTGGGTACTCCGCCAGCGGCCAGGGGTCGCGGCAGTCGCACAGGCGAGCGCGGCAATCGCGGCGGCTCCGTCGTCGTTGAGGTCAACGGTCAACCCGGCATCGTCAGCACTTGCGCCCGCTTCCATGTATACCACCGTCATATCATACGGGGCATAAAAGTAACGGTAGGCATCACCCAACGTCAAACCGACTTGCCCGTCTTGGAAATTCATCACTACAATTCGTTCATTCATGTTTAGGTACTCCATAAAAGGGCGGGGGTTAGCCCGCCCTTGATAAACTTCTGTTAGCCAGCTACATTCGACTTGTGCAAGGGGCGGAAATCGCCAACCGGGGCACATGGGTACGTGGCGGAGAACTGGAACGACATCATCCGCACTTTGAAGCGCATGGTATCGTTGGTGAACATCGCACCACTGGCATCGGCGTCAGCCGTCGCCAGGAACGGGGTACGTTGTCCACGCGGGAAGATATTCCAAATCGCCGGGTAAAGTTTGGGGTCAGCCACTAACGCCCAGTTCGTGGCGTCCGTCCAGGTCGGCACGACCACCACTTCAAACTTTTGGTAGAACTGGTTGATTTCAGAGACGGCGGAGGTTGACAGCGGGATGTACTCGGAATTCCGAATCCCAATCGCGGTGGTTTCCAAATCGACTGGGACGAGCAGGAACTTCGGTTCGAGCAAAAGTTTTGAACCCGCTCCGAGGGGTTGGTCAGTCTGTTTACGCATCGCAATGCGGGCGGCGGAGTATGCCGCGTGAGACAGCGCAGTCGTGAGCAGGTTCGCATGTCCGCCTGCGGTAGTCGTGGCGGTGGCGTTGAACAAGGCTCCGGTATCAGACAGGGCAGGCCCGGCGGCGGTGTTGGTGGTGAACACGGCGGAAACGTACGCACTCAGAGTGTTGTACCAGGCGTTCGAGAGTTGACGGGGAACCCGGCGAATGGCCTGAACCTTGTCTTTCAACAGGGTTTCGAGCGTAATGCCGATGTAGTTCCCGTTTTTCACGAACGAGGCGGTTTCTTCTTCGTCGGAAATGGGCAGTTCGGTATAGGTTCCACCTTCGGAAACAACCGAAAGGGTAGAAACGCCATATTCACGAACAAGGGTCGCGTCATCGATGGTGTCTACTTCTTCGGTGGTGACAAGCGGTTCGTACCACGCCTCTTTTTGCGAGTAGTCAGCGGCTACCATGATATTCACGGTGTTTTTTGTGACACTCGCCAGAGAAGAAGTTGTCGCGGTTTCGTAAGCGCGGCTATCCACCAGGACATCGCCGCCGAACCAGTCATACATGAGATGCGAGATTTTGCCAAACGAACCGAGCGATGGCTTGCCCGCTTTCACCCACGAGTTGTACCCGCGCGCTTCCTGTACCCGTTCCAAAACACGGTCATCGCGTTTCTGTTCCAGGTTACGGAAGTCGCTGTTACCCATGATGATCCGCATGAGTTCGAGTTCATGCTTGTCATCTTCATTCATACCAACTTCAATCCGGCCCCCCGCGCCCGTGACGCGTCCGGTAGTATCAGTGGCGGCCTGTGCTTCTTTCAGGTTCTTTACCATGTTGTCAAGTTCCTTTTCTTCGATGACTTTGCCCGCGAAGGTGTCACGCACCGTTTTTTCAAACGGCGCGGCCAGTTTCGCGGCGGTCAATTTCCGTTCCAGCATCAACTCGGAACGGGCGAGGCGCGCTTCCTGCGTGGCCTGTGCAATCGCCGGGTCAATGACAGCGGCGGGGGTTTCGGGGGTGGCTTCCTGCACGGGTTCGGTATCTTCCTCACCCTGCAGGGCTTCGGTCAAGGCGGTCTTGACCATACCGGGAACGCCGGATAACGCATCGGTAATCATGGCGTTAATCGCGGTCTTGAGTTCTTCGTCCATAATAGGCTCCTTATTAACTTTGTTGTCTTGGGTAGAGTGGGAGGCAATTAGCCGTTCAAAGCCCCCACCGGCGGCGGGGCGTCCCACTAAATCAACTGAGTTTATTTCGAGGAAACCATCAATAATCGGGTAACGTTTCCCTTCGATGGTGGCTTCACGGGTTACTTTTTGCGGCGCGGTGTCAATGGATAACCCCGTTCGCCCTTTCTTTCCTAAAATTCCCAACTCCCACGCGTTTTTTAGTTTCGCGGCAAGCTGGTCATCTACCACTTTGAGAATGCCTTTCAACTTTGGTAAAGCCCCACTCTCGAAATACGGTTCCACGATGTTTCCCAACCATTCCCGCGCTTGACTGCGCATCCCCTGACTATCTTCATATTGCTTGTCGGTCAGATGGTTATCGTAGACTTCTATCCCATCCCAACGGGAAACGCTTTCTTGTAGCGCAGAGACGCTATACAGGCGTCCATTGTCAGACACGATGTATTGCGCGTTTTCAAACTCTACGACATCACTCGGCTTTTGTGCGCCAATGATGGTGACTTCCCACTCCCGCCCGGTTAGGTTGGCAGGGTCGCGGGGTTTTAGGTTGGCTTCAAAAATGGAAGAATTAGCCATGCTGTTGTAATCTCTCTAACATATCGGGGCAGGTTGCACCGAGTCTCACCGCCATATCGTGAATCTCTTGTAAAGCGGTATTATCTTCGCGCGAGTGCCGCGCCCCGGCTTCAATTTTGCGATAATCGACTTCTACCTTGTAGGGTTCATCGAATACCGCCACCCCATTTTCAATCGTATACGGATAAGCCACAAGCCCGCGTGGAGTTTCTACGATAATATATGTCTCAAATACATCGCGCGGCCAAATCGACGGTGATTCATTCACTGCCATTCCAGTTCCAGATGGAAAACGCGCGCGAAACGCATCACGCACCATCTGAGCACGCTGGTCAAAGGACTGTGCTTCTTGCAGTTTCTTTTGCAAATTCAACACAACCGCTTC